TGGATATAGTGATTTCTATAAAAAAGATCTTACTTTTAACGTAATAGGACCTGTAGGAGACATTGTATCTGAATGGATTATAAAAGGTGCATTTATTACAAATACATCATTTGGAGATTATAGTTGGGATACTGTAGATACTGCTCAAAATATAAGCATTACAGTACAACCAGATTATTGTATTTTAAACTTCTAAAAACATTACTTTCCCCTGATTTAGAAAATAGCTTGGCTTCGGTCAGGCTTTTTCTTATATTCATATGTATAATATGAACAAACGTTATTATTAAATAAAGATTATGGCCGATTTTAAACTAGCAACAGAAATAGTAGACTTACCTTCTAAAGGGTATTTATATTCAAAAGATTCCTCACTAGCTGATGGAAAAATTGAAATTAAGTATATGACCGCTAAAGAAGAAGATATTCTTACTAATTCCTCTTATATTCAAAAAGGAACAGTATTAGATAAATTATTCCAATCATTAATTGTCTCTAAAATAGATTACAATGAATTATTAATTGGAGATAAAAACGCAATTATGATTGCTGCTCGTATCTTAGGATATGGTAAAGATTATGCTTTTACATATGAAGGTGTAGAAGAAACAGTAGATTTAACAGAAGTTAACAATTCAGAAATTGATGATGATCTGTTCAAATCCGGTAAAAATGAGTTTAGTTTTACATTTCCTCACTCTGGTAATGAAATTACTTTTAAATTATTAAATCACGGAGATGAAACAAAAATCCAACGTGAACTTGATGGTTTAAAGAAAATTGATAAAAACTCTGATCCAACACTTACTACAAGATTAAAACACACTATTCTTTCAGTTGAAGGAAAAACAGAAAAAAAAGATATTCGAGAGTTTGTAGATAAATACCTGCTGGCACGAGATGCTCGTGCTTTAAGAGAATATATTAAGTCAATGTCACCGGATGTAGATTTAACTTTTTTTCCCTCTGGTAGCGAAGCAACAAAAACCATTCCAATTGGGGTTGGATTTTTTTGGCCTGACTTTGGAAAATAGTCCAGTATACAGAAAAAATTTATTTACTCAAATACATAACATAGTCTTCCATGGAAATGGGGGCTATGATTGGTTTACGATATATAATATGCCTATTTGGTTACGTAAATTTACTTTTCATGAAATAAATGAGTACAATAAGGACCAAAATGAAAAAGCAAATTCAACTAAAAATAAAGATTCTTTAGTTAATACTAAAGGTCAAGTAAACCAACCTAAGTTTCAAAATAAAACAAGTTATAAGTAAAATTACTTCTTTTAATATTTATAACAAAATACATATATGGCCCTAGGTGACGATGTTAAAAAAGCAAATGATGAATTAAAAGACTTTAAAAGTCAATTAGTTGGGTTAGATGATGCTATTGCTAGTATAGGGCAAAGTATAACTCAAGATATTCAACAACAACTAAAGGGTGCGGATGATATTACTAAGGATTTTGCCAAGTCTTTTACTAATGACCTTACTAGATCTATAAAATCATCTGCTAAAGAACTTGACGGTATAGATCAAATCCAAAAGAAGATAAATGCTGGCCAAGATGCTTCTAAAGAAATTACAAAGACGTTAGCTAAAATACAAGCTGAAAGAGCAACCCAATTAAGAAAAATAGCAGTTCTTGAAAGGAATGGAGTAAAAATAAATGAAGTTTTAAAATTTAATTTAGAGGAACAATACTCTTCCCAAGTTAATTTATTAAAGTCACAAACAAAACTTACAGAAAAAAGAAAAGAAGATTTAGGGTTAGTAGGTAAGTTAACTAGTGGAATACAAGGATTACTTAAGAAATCAGGAGCAGGGGGTATTGCTAGTATGTTTAATTTTGATACGGCAAACCAACAAGCTTCAAGATTAATAAAAATGCAGTCAAAAGGTGGAAAAATACAACTTTCCACTATGAAAAAAACAAAAATAACCACTGCTGCCATAGCTAAAAATATAGACAAATCTGCAGTTAGGTTAGGAGTTGCAGGTGCTTTATTTAAAGTCGCAGGATCTCTATTTGATGCTTACAAAAAACAAGACCAAGCAGTTACAAACATAGCACGTAACCTTAGTACTTCTAAAGATGAAGCAAAAGCACTTAAAGGTGAAATGTTTGAGTCTAGTATAGCAGCAGGAGCTTTTGGTATTACAATGCATGATCAAATTGATGCAGTTAATGCTTTAAATAAAGGATTAGGAGGTACAGCTTTATCTTTTAATAAAGATATTAGAGAAGGTGCTGCTGATACCCTAAAAAGATTAAAATTATCAGAAGAAGCAGTAAGTAACATGGGTACATTAGCCATGGCTACTGGTAAATCATTTAAGGTTTTAGAAAAAGAACAAGCAAAAGGAGTTTTAGATGCTGAAAGAGAATTTGGTGTTAGATTAAATTTAAAAAGTGTATTAGATGAGTCTAATAAAATAACAGGACTTGCCCGGGTTAATGCTATGGGTATTGAAGGTGGATTAGCGAAAGCTGTTTCTACAGCAAAATCTTTAGGTATTGAAATGAGTGCTGTTGCAGGGTCTGCGGGACAATTGTTAGATTTTGAAAGTTCTATCCAAAATGAATTACAAGCAGAATTGTTAATTGGTAGGGATTTAAATCTTGAAAAAGCAAGAGCTGCTGCTTTAGCAGGAGACCAAGAAGCATTAGCAAAAGCATTAGTTGAAGAAGCAGGTAGTTTAGAAGAACTGCAAAGTATGAATGTTATTCAACAACAGGCATTAGCAGGTGCTTTAGGAATGAGTGCTGACCAATTAGCAGATAGTTTAGTAACAGGAGAAGCATTATCTACTCAAGCACAAGCTGATCTAGACAGAGATGTTCAAAAATCTTTGGAACAAGAAAGAATGCTTTCCATAACAGAAAAACAAGCAGTAGCAATGACTAAATTTTCAGAAACGGTTCAAATGTTAGGTCCGTTATTATTAGTGGCTGCAGCCGCAGCAGCAGCAATCGCCATAGCTATGTCACTTGGTACAGCAACTCCATTAGTTGTAGGAGGTATTTTAGCTACAGCCGCCGCTGTAGGAACAATTTCATCTATCGAAGATGGTGTTGCTCCTCCAGGATCTGGACCATTCACAATTCAAGATAAATTTGGTGCTACTACAATAACAGCAGCAGGTGATGGGTTAGCAGTTTCACCTAATATTAATACAACAGGAGGAGCTGGAGGAAATGCCAATATGGGTGAAACAAATATGTTATTAAAACAAATTTTAAGTAAAGAAGGAACAGTTAAAATGGATAGTACCGATGTTGGTACAGCTTTTTCTGTAGGTTCTAGACAAATACAATAATATAATATTTATAATAAAAACAATTAATTATGGGACTTTTAAACAAATTAGAAACAGGCCAATCTACATTAACTGGGTTAAATGGTGGTACACCATCTACACCTGAATTTTCACTATCAAAATTACATGATACTTATTCAGTAAATGGTGATCCAAATGTACCTAACAAACCGGCACCATCAAATTTAGATTCTGGTAACCCAGCAAGATATTTAAATAACTTACCTAGTTAATAAAATATGGGGCTTCTAGATTTAACAACTGACCTTAAATCATTAAGGTATGGACAAGACCGTTTAGGTGGTGGGAGTAGTAATGAACCCTTTATTACTCAACCTATTGATAGTACTCCTGGAGAGGGTGCTGGTCCTGATTTCCTTTTAAGAGCTAATTCTTTACAAAGAGTAGCAGACGATACTACAAGGATGTTTAAATATCTAAAAAGTCCAAAAGGTTTACAATTTATAGCAAAACAAAATCTTCTATCAAGATCCGCAGTTAAATCCCAAGCAAGTAATGGGCCTTTAAATGATGGGGTTTATCTACCAACTTCAACTTTAGCTCAAATAGCAGTAAATGCCGGAGGAGGACATTTGTTAAAACAAGGGATAAATCCATTTGCAAATACAATAGCAGATGCCTCTAATACAGGTGTAGGCATTCTTGATGACGTTTTAAATTTTTTATCTGATGATTTACCCCTATCTACACCTTTTTATGCTAAGAAAATTGGGGCAATAAGTGAAGTTGAAAATAATAGATTAACTCAATTAACTAAATATAAATTAGGAATATCCCAAGGAAATAGTTCTCAATCTTTTTTAGATCAATTAATTAGTGGGGGTTCAGGTGGTGGTGGTATTGGAGGTTTTTTAGGTGGATTTGGTGGAGGAATATTAAATAATATATTATCTACTTCTCCATCTGCGGGACAAAAATATAATAGTATATCTTTAAATCAAGGAGAAATATTAAGATACGATGGTGGCCCAGGATCGGCTTTAGGAGTAGGACAAACAAGTATAAAAAGAGTAACTGATACTAATAATGTAGAAGATTTTCTGTATAATTATAGTGAATTAGTAACAGCAGGAGATTCAAAACTATCAAAAGACCAAGTCCTACCCGATTTTAGGTCTACAAAAGACCCATCAAAACCAAACTCAATAATCTCTACAACTTTAGATTATCAGAGTGGTAAGAATGGAAATTTTGAAGAAAGAGTTAATATTGGAAACCCAGGAAGAAGATTAAAAAATCTATCAAACTATAATATTGGAACAGGTACTGGGGCATTAGACAAAATAAATGCTTTACCCTTGTATTCTTCCCAGAATGTTATTCAGTCGGGTAATAATATCAAAAATGACTTTGTTAAGTTTAGAATTGGAATATTAAATAACAAACAAAATAATGGAGAAAAAACATATATCCATTTTAGAGCATTCATAGATAATTTTTCAGACAGTTACAATGCAGACTGGTCTTCAGAAAAATTTATGGGAAGAGCTGAAAACTTTTATAGGTACAGTGGATTTGATAGAAGTATAAGTATGGGATGGACATGCGCCGCACAATCCGTAGAGGAATTAATACCAATGTATCAAAAATTAAACTATTTAGCTTCAAGTTTAGCACCAGATTATAGTGATGAGGGGTATATGCAAGGAAATATTGCTTATTTAACTTTTGGTGGGTATTGTTTTGAACAACCAGGTATAATAACAGGTTTACAGTTATCATACCCACAAGAATCCCCTTGGGAAATTGATTTAGATAGTAAAACAGGAGCAAGTGATGGGGGGATAATAACAAAAGAATTACCTATGATAATGAAGGTTAGTGGGTTTGAATTTAAACCAATACATAAATTTGTACCAAGAATACAACAAAATGATTTTGATGGTTTAAAGGAAGGAAGTGCTACATTTATATCTGCTTGGGGTAAAGAAAGGTATATTGCTCTAGAAAATGCAAAAGGAAATAATTATACTGGTGTTACCACTCCAGGTACTACTAAAGTAGGTTCTACTTTTACAGTTCCTAGTCCTACTACTGATCAAGAAAGAGGATCTTTATTTGGACCCACAGGTTCTGATAGTTTTAGCAGTGATGCAATAGGTTTAAATGGTTAACTATGAATAGATATAATACTACAAAACAACTTGGAGGAAGAGCTAGATATTTTGGGACTACTAAATATCCTGTTGTATCTTATAGCACAAATGATATTTATGTTATCACACAAGAAGATGATAGATTTGATCAATTGGCTCAAAAATATTATGGTGATGCCGGTTTTTGGTGGATTATATCTTGTTCAAACCCTGGATTAAAACAAAATTCATATTTTATACCAATAGGTATACAAATAAGAATTCCTCAAAATATCGCTGAGATATTAAGTGAATTTAGAATATTAAATGATAGATAGTTATGACTGGAAACTTAATTGGAGAAGAATTTGACCAATATGTATTTGATCAAATAAGGGTAAGACAAGCAACCAATGCAAAAGGTTTTGGGGATGTTAAAATGTCCTCAAATGATATACAGGTTATTAATAATAAGTCTTCTTTTCTAAAGTTGGCATCCGGGGTAGATATTTTCCAAACAATACCCGAACCTAATGTTCAAGATCCTAATAACCCAACAGTAAGAGAAGTTAATGAGGCCATTAAACAGGGTATATTAGATGAAGATGCCTTATACATCTCATCAGGAGGTGTTGTTGTCCCAAAATCTGCTAAACGAAAATTTAAATCAATTATTAATCAAATAAGAATTAATAATTCTTTTCAAACTCAAGAAGGAATCACAAAATTAAGGCAATTAGGTTTTAATGAACCAGAAATTAAACTTTATGGAAAGGGAAGTAAATTAGCCAAAAAATCAATTTTGTTTGGTGGTCTTGGTACATATGGCAGAAATGATTTATCCTCTAGTAGTACCGGTAACTCTATAATCCCAAGATCGGGCATTAGTTTATCTAATTCCGTGTTTAACCAAACTAAGGCATATGGGTTAGGTGGGGGTCAATTTGGTAAACAACCTATGCCTGGTATTACTTCTGCAAAAATAAATTGTATAAATAGAGGATCAATCCGAACAGCTACAATTCAAATAAAGGCTTATAATACTTTTCAATTCCAATTGATTGAACTATTGTATTTAAGACTAGGATTTACTATGATGTTAGAATGGGGTCATAATAAGTTTCAAGCTTATGAAAATGGAAAGGCTGAAGCAATGGGACCTACCATAATTGAGGAAACTTGGTTTGGGACTTATCAATACACCCAATTACAGATGTTACAATTAATAGAACAAAAAAGACAGTTCTTTTGTGGAAATTATGATGGTTTTTTTGGTAGAGTAACTAATTTTAACTGGTCATTTTCCCCAGATGGTACTTATGATATAACTTTAAAATTAACTACATTAGGGGATATAATAGAATCACTACAAATTAATTTACCAACCCAAATAAAAAACTTTTCCCCAACATCAAAAACCCCAGTTAACGCTCCTAATTTACTTACTTTATGGTTAGATGATTTTATTAAAGGTGATACTTTAAATGGTGCTATATGGGGAAGTGGAAAATACATTAACCTTAAAAGTATAAATTTCAAGAGAAGGTTAGAAAGTGAGATTTATAGTTTTAAACTACCAGATGGGGAAGTAATAACTGGAAATACTAATAATTTAAGAGCAATGTTAAGACTAAAAGTAACAGCCTCGAATATTACTAGGGAAAGTATTAATCAATTAAATATAGATGATGAACTTAAAAAACTAAAAGCAGTTACTTTTGGAAATTTTTCTATTTTAGATGGTTTAAATAAAGAGAACAGTTATTTTGTAACTTTTGGGGAATTATTAGAAAAAATATATAATAACATCCTACCTAGAGTATCTAATAGGGGTGGTGATTCTATTCCAATAATGGGGATGGGTCTAGATGAAGAATTAAATGTAGTTAGTGCCCAACCAAACCAAATATCTTTTGATCTTAATATTTGTTATATTAAACCCTATTTAAATGCTGTAGGTGTTGATGTACCCTCTATTTTGACTCAAAATGGAATTAAACCTTTTTTTGTATTAGATAAAGAGGGGGACAATGATGTATTTTATGGAAAATTACTAAATGTTTACCTTAATTTTGATTTTATTAAAAAACAATTAGACAAAAGTGAATCAGGTGGGTCTTTAAGTTTGTATAAATTTTTAAATGGGATATGTCAAGGAATAAATAGTGCATTAGGTAGTGTAAATAAAATAGAACCCGTTATTAATACAGAAGAAAATAAAATTGTGTTTGTTGATCAAAACCCAATTAAAGGTAACACATCTGTTTTAAAAAAATTATTAGATTTTGTACCTTCACCAGTAGAAATTACCCCTATCGAAGTATTTGGTATAAACACTGAGGGTAAAACACCCCAGTCTAATTTTGTAAAGAATTTTTCATTTGATACTAAAATAGGACCACAATTAGCCTCTATGATGGCTATTGGAGCTACTGCAGGAACTAGTACTTCAAAATCAATAGATGGTACTATTTTTTCTAAAATGAATTCCGGCTTACAAGATAGATTTCAAAAAACATTACTCCCAGCACCCGGATTTCTATCTCAAGAAGAACAACAAAAAGTAGCAGAAGAGGCTATTACAGAAGACTTAAGAGCTGAATTTGATGATTATTGGGGGGATTTAACCACCACCGCAGATGGTAAAACTAATTATGATACAAAATTCAACTCTACGAATAAAAAAACGGGTAATGCCTCCGGAAATAATAGTATAGAATGGGCTCCACAATTTAAGGGAAACACTACCGGTGGTAATTATGGAGGAAAATCTCGCTTCCTTACCTCTTACAATTTTAAAACTGGTACATATAAAGGTTTTTCTTTTATAAATCAATCTAGGGGTACAACATGGGGAGATTATAAAAAATGGAAAGCAACTACAGGTAAAGATATTATAGCCATAGAAGATATTAATTTATCATCTTCATATCAAACATGGCTTACATACGCTATGGGAGGTAGTATTGTTGGTAAAAAAAGGACAGATGGTTCTGATTTTAATATACCTGTAAGGGATGCTCTTTATTTAAATTTATCAAATACAAACTTTTTTAAACAAGGTAAAGCGGCATTTAGAGAGTATATTAAAGTAAGAGATGAAAAAATATTTAGATTAACAAACCAACCTTCTAATCAAGGAGGATTTCTCCCTATTGAATTATCTTTAACCCTAGATGGTATATCTGGAATAAAAATTTACCAAAAAATAAATGTTAATCAAAAATTCTTACCTGTAGGGTACCAAACTAATACTGAAACGGGTACTTTAGATTTTGTAATTAAGAAAGTAGACCATGAACTTAAAGATAATTCTTGGGTAACAAACCTATCTACAATAAGTATACCTCCTTCCCCACCATCAAATACAAGGTTAATGGATGATGGAGTATTTTCCTATTTACAAATAGATGAAAATGCACAAACAAATGCAACTAATAATGTCACTGAAAGAACTGTAACAGGGACAGCACAACGTTTTCCTGTTGACCAACTATCCCCGGATGCTTTTATAAAAGAACATTTAAAAAACTCAGAAGGGTATTACAGCAAATCAGCAAATTCTTCTAGACGAGGTAATTATCAGGAGGGGGATATGGCTTATGCTTACCCAGACCCAAAATCTAGCCAAAAATTAGCCGAAATTAAGGCAGACCCCAACTATAAAACAGGGGATGAATCACTACCCTGGACTATTGGCTATGGACAAACATATTATGCACAAGGCCAAAAATACGAAAGAAATGGAGTAATGCTTATAGGAAAAGGAACTGAAAGTTCATCCCCAGTTAAAGAATTTGATAAAATTGACACCGAATCTGCTGATTCTGGGTTTGAATTAGTACTAAATGGAATAGTTAAAACGATGGTAGCTGCAAATAGAATAAGAGTACCACTTACTCAAAATGAATATAATGCTCTAGCATCCTTTTCATACAATTCAGGACCTGGTGTAGCAGATTATAAAAAAGATTTCTATAATTTATTTAATTCTGGAAAATATGTTGAAGCTGGACTTAGACTTCAAACCACAGGAACCAATAATGGTCTTTTAACTTCAAGAAGAATGGGTGAGGCTGATATTTGGTTTATGGATAATCCTGGAAACCCCTCATAATTATGTACTACCCAAAATCCCAAATAAAAGAAAATTTACAAACTGATGGTACTGAATTTAAAGTGCAATCTACTGGTAAATCCTATAAAGGATACTACTTTCAAGTATCTAATAATACAAGATATACAGGAAAAAACCCTAGTGACAAACCTAATAACTTATTATCACCCATTGATATAATATTAGAAACAGGAACTAATGTATCCCCAACTACTACAACTTATTGGTCCCCGGGATATAAATTTCTCCAAAAACAACAAGGGATTGATGTTTCTGCAGCTCCCCAATCACCTTTGCAGTCCAAACCCATTCCAAAAACTCAAGATTATAATACAGGTTTATTTAATCGATATTTTTTATACAATTTTACAACTAAAAAAACCCTAGAAATAAATCATATAACCTATACCCAATATGTATCCCAATCCCCTTCGGTTCAAATAGATAAATACACCCCGGTTCAAATTACCTGGGCTTTAACAGGTAAAGAAAAAAATGTTTCTAAATCTAATTATAATAGTATAAGATTAGTTGAGCAAAACCAACAATTATATGGGTTTAGTAATTATTTTGGGAAAAAATATAACCAATATTATCAATATAATAAAAATGAAAACCTTTATAGTGATGGGAAGGAATTAAAATATTCTAAAGATAAAAAATCTTATATTGGTTATTACCATATCCATCCAACAAAAGGACCAATGGTAGGAAGACAACATATTACGGGAGCTCATGATTATTTGGAGTTTGCAACAACAGGTTCAACATTTAACCCTTTACCACCAACTACCCAATCTGGTTCATATGAAGAACCTCCTAAGACAATTATAAAT